GTCAACGTCTACTATCCTGTTGATGTTTTTATTGTCTAATAACCACTGTGTAGTGTCGCCCTTGTACGCGCCGATCTGCAGCACGTTTAACGGGACAGGTATGATGTTTTCATTAGGAAACGTAAGGTAGCTTTCAAAGTTTGGTTTAACGTGGTTGAACCACGTAGGAAGTTCCTGTTCCATTATTCGACACGTCCAAAATCATCTTCATATCGAATGATGTCATCTTCTCCAAGATACTCACCTGTTTGAATCTCGATAAAGACTAGGTCGCCTTCTCCTTCGGCCCTTACGCGGTGAACTTCTCCAACTCCGATTGAGACGTAGTCTCCCGGGCCAAGATGAAGTATCTGATCAAATAACTCTACCTCTGCATAACCCTGTGTGATATACCAGTGCTCCGCGCGGTGTTTGTGAGATTGCTTACTTAAACGACTTCCGTTTTCAACGTGTATTCGTTTAACCTGCATCTTTTGCTCTGTGTGTAAAATTACGTAGAAGCCCCAAGGGCGAACAAAGATCTCCGGTGTCATGTACGGACTGTATCATAAATAATAAAAAGAATCGAGTCTAGCACTGGCAGCGCTTTGTATACTACCCTAAAGGTAGCCCGCTTATCAACTACCCACTCGATGTCTACCCAGCCAGTGCTAGACACTCAACTCTGAAGTTGGAGTGGATGACAGTTGTACGTCATGTCCAGGACGATTCGCAGTAGCGGGATTAGCTAGACTTCACTTTCGTCGTGACAAGCTACTAGTAGCGGCTCCAGGCCAGTGGCGATAGTTAAATTATAACAGGAAGGCTAGGCGTCCTTTAACGTATTTACCCAGCCGATGATGTCCTCCATGGATAGGTCCATAAGACCCTCTTCCCCTAGAAGCTCCTCCATGCGTATCATTATCTCGTTGAGTTCGTCTCTGTCTATTCCGCATAGGTTAACTATGTGCGCCTCCATAAGAAGCATCAATTCACGCATGAATTCAACAGGTACTAAGGCTAGACCCTCTTCATCAAGGTACTGCTGTAGAACATCATCATCAGCATACTCTGGGTCCTCAGGATAATCCATTGTCTAATAGTATCTTACATCACCTGCGGTGATAGCTTTTAGGTAGTTGAATCTTAAATTATTTTAGTTCCCGCATAGGCACCAAGAAGTCCTACTAAGAAGTAGCTGGAGTATGATAGATTATACCTAACTAGTTTTTAGGGTAGGGGTAATATGTCTGCTGGAATTCATAACATCAAGGTTGAGCAAGGCGCGACATTTTCCCAAACCTTCACGTGGAAGATCAGCTCTAACGCGGTCAACCTAACAGGATACACCGCTCGACTCAAGGTACGCGATACTTCCCGACGTCCATCTGCGGTGAATGAAATCATCTCTCTTACCTCACCTTCAGGAGGTATCGTCCTCGGCGGAGCAGCGGGAACAATCGCGGTGACGATTTCAGCCTCGGCCACGGCCGCGGTCGTAGCAGGCAAGTACGTCTATGATCTCGAGCTTGTTGCATCTGACACCACCGTAACTCGTCTTCTAAAGGGCACCTTCACCGTTCTATCCGAGGTGACCTATTGACCGATCCAACGAGCATTGTCTCGGTCGGTGATCCCACTACCTCTGTAACTGTTACACCACAGCCAGATACTTTAGTAGAAACTACCGAGACTAGTACCTCGGTAACGGTTGTCACCGAGAGTGATGTTACGGTTGAGACCTCGCTGTCTCCTGTAACGGTAACCGTATTAACACAACCAGACATCGTCGTTGAAACAACTGTTCTCTCTACAGAGGTTGTTATATCTAACCTTCAAGGTCCACAGGGACCTGTCGGTCCTACCGGTGCAGATTCAACCGTGCCTGGACCGACAGGCGCTCAGGGACCGGCGGGAGCGCCTACAGGAGCTACCGGAGCAACAGGCGCAACGGGAAACACAGGAACGCAAGGCAACACAGGTTTAACTGGTCTAACAGGATTAACGGGAGCAAAAGGAGATACAGGTGCGCAAGGCAATACGGGCAACACTGGCGGTATCGGCGCTACTGGCGCTACTGGTACTAACGGGTCAACGGGTGCTCAAGGGAATAGCGGAGCTACTGGAGGAACAGGATCCACTGGATCCGTTGGATTAACTGGTAATACAGGTTTAACTGGTTTAACTGGTAACACAGGTGCTCAAGGCGTAACGGGTGCTGTTGGTAACACTGGCGTCACAGGCGCCCAAGGAGTAACCGGAGCAACTGGTAACACAGGCGAGATTGGTAACACTGGAGCAACAGGTGCTGTTGGATTGACTGGATCTACAGGTTTAACTGGTGTAACTGGCGCACAAGGGTTAACAGGCTCAACTGGTCTAACTGGTACGACAGGTAACACAGGTGTTCAAGGTAACACTGGCGCTGTTGGGCAAACAGGTGCTACAGGCTTAACTGGTTCAACAGGTATGACAGGACTAACCGGTGCAACCGGTGTAACTGGCGCGCAAGGTAACACAGGTGCGCAAGGTACCTCGATAAATGTGCGTGGAAGTGTTGCGGCAGTTGTTAACTTACCTCCTACAGGTAACGCAGTTAATGACGCATACATTGTAGACGCAGACGGCGACCTATATGTTTGGAATGGCAGTGCATGGAGTAGCGTTGGACAAATCGTCGGGCCACAAGGTTCACAAGGAGTTACCGGCAACACGGGAGCTGTTGGAAATACGGGTCTTACCGGAGCAACGGGTCTAACTGGTAACACTGGAGCCATCGGGCAAACTGGATCTACAGGTGCGGTTGGCTTAACAGGCAGCACTGGTTTAACAGGAAGCACTGGTTTAACAGGTGCAACAGGATTGACAGGAATGACCGGTAGTACAGGTTTAACTGGTCTAACAGGCGCAACAGGAAGCACGGGAGCAGATGGACAGACTGGATCTACAGGTTATACAGGAAGCACAGGAGCAACGGGAGCAGTTGGACAAACTGGAGCTACCGGAGATGTGGGAGCAACTGGACAAACTGGCTCCACCGGAGCAACAGGTTTAGTTGGTAACACGGGTGCGACCGGTAGCACCGGCGCTACAGGAGTTGCTGGTAATACTGGTTTAACGGGCGCAACTGGTGCAACTGGAGACGAAGGACAGTTCTCTATAGTTGATGCCGTGCCACCAACAGGTGTAAGTGGAGCTGCGTGGTTTAATGCAAATGACGGCGCGGTGTATGTTTACTATGACGGCGTATGGGTAGAAGCTGTAGGCGGTAATATTGGGCCACAAGGTAATACAGGAGCAACAGGCGCAGTTGGCATAACTGGCGCAACCGGCTTAACTGGTCTTACTGGTGCAACAGGTGCAGTTGGTCTAACTGGCATGACAGGTTTAACTGGAGCAACAGGTGCTACAGGCGCAAGTGTTACAGGAAATACTGGCGCGCAAGGAAACACTGGCGCAACTGGCCCGACAGGACCAATCTCTGTGACAAGCGGTCTTATCAGTCCTGGTACCTTTTTAACAGTTGACAACTTAAAGTTCACAATTACATCAAGTGGAAACCGTGGTCTTAGCGTTGCTACTGTCTCCGGAACGGCTGTCTTATACACATCAGCTTCTTTTTCAGTAGTTACTGGAGGTCACTCCGGCAGCACTGCTTTACCTATCACTTATACGACGACGCCAAGTTCTTCTGTGTTTAGCTACAACTTTCCTACGCACGGAGATGTGTCTCACTACCACTTTATCGACGCAGCAACTCCTAAGATGTATCGGTTAACTCTTGTTATCACGCCAGACTATATCAACAGTTTTATGTGTATAGAAAAGGTAGTCGGCTAACACTCTAAGCCCTGCCAAACCGCTTAAACCCTGTTAAAATTCGTACATCCTTGACCTTAAGGGTGTACAATGTCTTTGTATAGTTGTAGGTATTGAAATATTGTACATTAGCGATAGAAGGTACTGTTTTTGACTAAGAATGTACAGCCTGAAAAGCAGGTAGAACACGCCCTTTTGTATGCCCGAGTCAGCACACAGATGCAGGTTAATGACGGCATGAGTATGGAAGCTCAGGAGAAGACTTTACGCAATGCGGCGGAGTTTGCAGGCTTCTCAAGCGTTGAAGTCTTGCTTGAAGAAGGTCGTAGCGGTAAGTCAATTGCAGGCAGACCCGTCTTACGTGACGCGCTAACTAGGCTCGATAACGGAACTGCACAGGCTTTAATAGTTACACGTATTGACAGACTTGCAAGATCTACCACCGACTTTCTGTCAATCGTAGACCGCGCGGCTAAGAACAACTGGCGTCTAGTCCTTCTCGATCTCAACCTAGACACCTCAACGTACCAAGGTAGATTTGTCACAACCATCATGTCTGCTCTTGCCGAGATGGAACGAGGCATCATCGCAGAGCGTCAAAAAGATGTACATAAACACAGACGAGACAGTGGGCAAGTATGGGGAGTAGATCTAGGGCCCAAGCAGTTGATCTCAGACGAGATTCGTAGTCGTATCATTACAGAAAGAGAAAGAGGTCTTTCCTTGCGTGCAATAGCGCGGATGCTTGACGTTGAAGGGATTCCTACCGCCTACGGCGGGAAATGGTCCGCATCTAGTATTAAATATGTGCTAGATCAAAAATCAGATGAAGTAAAGTAAGATAAGATACACATATGCCAATCTTAGGATCCCAAGGTTCACAACTAATCAGGTCATTTTTACAACCAGCTATTGCTGCTATTAACTCTCTTTCTAAAGGCGGAAGTCTAGGTTCGCTGGTAGTGTCTTTTACACCTGCAAACAGTGGCCCTGCGGCAACGTCATTCACCGTAACTTCCAGCCCTGGAGGCATTACTGCCTCTGGCGCGTCATCGCCTATTACAGTTACAGGGCTTACTCCTGGAACTTCTTATAGTTTTACTATAGTTGCTTCTAACGCAGTCGGGAGCTCGGCTGCAAGCGCTGCTTCATCTTCATTAGCAGCTTCACAGTATGTCTGTTCAGTTGGCTCTGTTTCAGGTTCAAACTGCGTCTTTGGCGCAGTAGGGTACACGGACTATAGCTGCCCACCGTATCTTGGATTGCCTCAAGTTTCTGGTTGTCAGACTGGCGGAGGTCTAACTATGGTACAAGTAAACGGCATCAATATAGGATGTCCTCATGGAAGTAACGGACAGTATTTGTGCTGTAGATCAGGTGATCAGGGTACGTATCTACCAGCATGTACTGCATACACGGCGTACTATTGTCAGCACGGCGGAAGTCTTAGCGGCTCGACTTGCACGATTGCAGCTTCAATCGGGTAGTTGACAGACTTTGATATGATACTATTTGTATTATGCGTCTAACACTAAAGAGGTACCTACATGGATGAAACTAAAAAAGCGCGTCCTTGGGATATCTTTAATAAAAACATTCAAAAAGTTATGCCAGAGCAGCAGGCAATAAGACTAGAAATATGTATCGCGTGTCCAGAACTTATACAGTTAACAAAAACCTGTAAAAAATGTGGGTGCTTTATGGAGCCAAAAACTAAACTACCACACGCGGCTTGCCCTATAGGAAAATGGCCGCAATTAAACATTTCGCTAACCGAAGAGACAAAGGAATAACATGCCAGAAGACGTAAACTTCGGTGAGGTAAGTAATAGTCAGCCTAGTATGGAAGAAATGCTAGCTCATGACTCTCACCAATACATTGCTTTTATCTTAGACGGAGTAGTTCAATATGTCTTGGGGACAGACATTCTTTTTTCAGCAGTAATACAAAGCGAACCAACTATTAAAGACATAACTATGAGACAAAACAGATACTCTATCTCAGTAGGAACTGTTTACGACGAAGAAACTGATACATTTACTACAGAAAATAGACTTTTTTAACAATTAAAAACTTAACTTATACTATTATATAGTATAATTACCTACACAGAAGGAGAATGAAAATGTCAGACACAGCAGAAGGAGCCGTAGTAAACTCTAAAAAGATTGCCTTTATTCAAGACGGGGTGATTCTTCAAGTTCTTGATACCGACGCGGTGTTTGCAGACGTGATTTTAAGCAACTCTCAGAAGGTAGACATAACAGGGCTAACAGACGCGGAAAGCGCCGGCAAAAACGATCTGTATGACTCTAGCACAGGAGTTATAACTCTAGTGCGAGAGCCAGCTTCACAAGAATAAAAGTAGAAAAGTACAGAGCCGGACGCGCGATTACTCGCGCTATCCGGCTCTCTATGTTTTAGGCGTTCTCTCCCGGGACACCAAAAACTAGTATTACTATATACCTGAAAGGTCTACTTTACAGGCAATCCTGTAATAGATTTCCAAGTTTTTGCATCAACGATACCGGTGACAGGCAGCTTCTTAGCCTTCTGGTGCGCCATCACAGCCTTCTTTGTTACAGGACCGAATTGTCCGTCGGCTGGCTTGATCTCGAGAGCTGCCTGCACGGTCTTAACGTGAATACCAGACTCGCCTGGGTCAATTGTCTCGCCAGGATAAACCTTACCTGTTGCGTCCTTTTCCTTTACTTCTTTAACTGCAACTGGGCTAGCAGCAGATGCCGCGTAGTCTGGACGGCCCCAACCAACAACTCCGACAACAAGTTTCTTCTTGTTATTCTTTAAGTAGCCGCGCTCCTTCTTGCAGGTTTCCCCGCCGTTGCGCTGGTCACCCTTAGCGTTGCCTGAGGTGTTGCCTTCTAGGCAAATCATTGTGCCGTCCTTGTTATCCTTTACGACGATTCCTACGTGCGAGATGCGGTCTACACCGTCTCCTGGAAAGTCAAAGTAAACAATGTCGCCAGGTTGTGGAGTGTTAACTCCGTCGTTGTCGTACCAGCGCTTCATCTTCTTAAATGCATCTGCGCCTGCAACTGTTGAAACGGTGTTAGGCACCTTAACTCCAGCTTGATTTGCACACCACATCACGTATGATCCACACCAAGCTAAGAAATTAGCCTTTGTGAACGCGCCGTACTTTGTTTCGTTGTCCTTAGGACCCTCAATGGTTCCTACCTCAGCAAGCGCAACTTCAATAAGTCGCGCGGCTGTTCCTTGGGCTGCTGCCATTTTTATCCTCCAAATGCTTTCGTGAATCCTTCAGGGCAAGTTTTATTACATATTAACTCTGCAATAACAGGTGCAAATGCTGCAGCAATTGCGGCACCAACACCTAATGGTGTTGCCCATAGCTCTGCTGAATCTAAGCTTACAGCCAAACAATTTGAAATTACGTTGTATAGCAGCGTCTCGTCAATACTGTTTGCAACCTCTGGTATGAGTAAAAACGCATCTTTTATGACTGTACTCATTCCCGCTACCACGGCTACCTTTAGTGCTTTGTCTGTAGCCCAAAGAACTGGTTGTGCCATCATAGAAAGAGTGGTTGATGTTGCAGCACCTTCAGGCTGCGCTGGTGTGAAGAGAGCAACAGCCCCTGCGGAGATTGCCGCGGTTACTGCTAGGTTGCAAGCGTTTGCATCCACCCAGTTGTACGCATCAATTACGCCCGCTTCTACTTTCTCATAACCTTCTTTAAGTCCACCCTCTATTAGGTTTCCAAAGTCAATGATTGCTGGCCCGGCACTTATAGCCCAGATATCTTCAGCCCTATGGTTTATTTCAGGGTGGTCGTGGATGTACTGCAGTGCTTCATCACTAAGTCCCCATGTTTCACATGTTGAACCGGACCAGTCACCTCCTGCTCCATACCATCTTACGTAGCCAGGACTACAGTCCGAGCGATGATAAACAATTCCGTCACCATTTTTATCTGCCATTTTTATTTGCCTCCTTTAGGCTTTGACGGCTTTGGCTTTGATTTCTTACATCCGCATGTTGCGCACATAGTTTTCCCTCTCTGCTAGTTTCTTACTTAATGATTACTACTGTAATTTTTGCCTTAGGGCATTTTGCGTTTACGTCCTTAATTGCCTTGAGCTCTTTGTCATCAACTGTAAGTGACCAACGCAATTTTACATGAACCCAATTCTTAATGTATGTGCAAACGTCCTTTGCAGGAAGCCAGTCGGCTGGATCCTGATCTGACTTAGAGCGATTAGTCGCTGCGGTGACAGCAATCAACGCGTTAACGTCTCCCATGTCATTTGCGTATACCTCGCGCTTATTCTTATCCCACGCCTTAGCGCCTGAGTCCCAAGCCTCGGCTAGAGGAACCATGTGGTCAACGTCTAGTCCAGAAAAATTTGTAACTGTTAATCCGTCATACGCGGAGTACCACTTTCCTGTATCCTTTACGATCTTGCAACCTTTATCAACCTTAGGCTTAACAAGAGCCTCATGGATGATTACGTCGTTGCGTGTGTTGCAACCGTTCTTATCAAGATCTGACCAGTGCTTAAACTGCGAGCGCGCGTAACCTTCACGAACGTCAGGCGCAACCTTTAACGCTTTAATTCCAGCGTCTACTGTTGCAAACGTTGTTGGCTTATCCGCCGCAAATGCTCCCGTGGAGTTTGCTATGATAATAAAAAGCACTAGAGGCATAACGCCTTTTGTCGTGTTATGCTTGCGCATATTAGTTCCTAACCGCGAGAGTAGCGTGAAGCAAGACCCCAGTCGACCTCGCCAGTTTGTACAGCGCGTGGAACAAGTACACGACCTTGAATTTCAGCCTTTGAGCCAAGACCGACTACAGTCATTCCACGATCTGATATTTTACGCTGGAATGCGATCTGTGTCATTGGTCTTTCACCGCGCTCTTCGGACCAGGCGCGATAGACAGAGTACAAAGCCTTGATAGGAACTACCGTTCCCTCAGACTCCTTTGTCTCTTCGTTTAAGAAGATACCGATACGGTCTTCGTTCTTTCTGTAAATTTCAGACGCCTCGGTTACAACCTTGCACGTTCCTAATGCATCACGTGCAGACGAGCCAAGCAGTTTAATAGCGCCCTCAACTGCCCAGGATAGAACCGCTGGAAGGGCTCCTTCAGGATCAAAGATGTAGTGCTTTAAGTCTGGGTCTGGACTTTCAGGAACGTTTGTTAACGGCACGGGGCGAATACGACGCCACATCGCATCATCGTTAATGATAGGTCGGTGATTTGTTGTTACCCAGAGTTTTGCGCGAGAAGAAAATGTAAACGGTTTTTCACCAGGCGAGCGTGCAGAGATTTCACTTGAGCCTGTAAGTTTCTTAACTGAGTTTTCCTTAAGTCTTTCAGACTCTGGTAACTCGTCAACCCATACCATACGACGTCCGCGCAGCTCTGCCCAGTGATAAAGATCCGAGCCGTTTGCGTGACCGTCTCCCTGTGCAAGGATAGAAGAGTCTAACGGCCACGCATATTGTTGAGTGCCCATGCACTTAACTAAAGCTTCAACTAATGTGTTCTTACCTGAACCTGCAGGTCCGTAGATGAGAAACATAACATCGTATGTGCGTAGACCGGTTAGTGAGTAGCCCGCTGCACGTTGAATCCAATCCTGCAGCTCTTTATCTCCGCCTGTTGCAAAATCTAAGAACTGTTCCCACTTAACATTTCGCATTCCTGGAGTATACGCAACAGGTGCGCGGCGTGTAATAAATAAATCAGGACGTCCTTTAAGTAACTCTCCTGTGCGAAGATCAATAACTCCGTTTGCAACACCAAGTAATGTTTCGTCTGAATCCCAGGCGTTAACCTCAACCTGCACGCGAGGATCGGACGTTGCGTTTTCAATGCAACCTGCGATGCGCGAGTTTGACTTTGCCTGCAGTGCCCACTTCATTAACTCTGATTGCTTGTCTGCGTCTTCGTAGTTGACAACCTCGGACGCGATAACCGGTGCAAGCTTCTTTGTTAACTCCTGTAGTTCAAGATTTTCAACGTCAGGCTTCCAGTATCCGCCGTCCCAGTGAAACCAACCAAGTCCCGGAGTATAACGAATAGCAGGACCAAACGCATCTACAAGACGACGACCGTTTCCTGTATCTGTAAGTGTGCGCTTACCAGGTTCTCCGCCGTCGTTCTCGTTAACCGCGTCAACGTCCTTAGGCACATCCATCTTTAAAAGACTTGATGCCTCGGAGATTGAATCACCGTCTGTTATAGACTGTGTAATAGATCCGCCGATAGTTCCAGGCATGTTGTATGTATCCTGCGGTGAATAATTTTCAGTTGTTCTAATTTCCTGTTGCTTTGTAGGCTTAGAACGTGTTTCGTCTTGAGACTTGTTTGCCCACTCCTGTAATCCTGGCCACATGCGCTCCGATTTTGGATTGTCAATAACAAACTGTATAGCTCTGCGAACGTGCATCAACAATCCGCCTTGACCTTCAAGCTCAAGTGGAGGACGCACCTTCTCGGCGTTAAAGCGAATCATCATAGTTTCAACAGCTAAGCGTCCAGCCTCGGTGTTAATTGGAAACTTATTTGCAAGTGCGCACGTCATCGAGTAGATATCAACAGCGCGCGAGCCTTCCTCAATTCCTTCTTCAAGCAAACGCTCTACGTCGATACGCTCGCCTGCAAAGTCTAGGTCCTCTAGGAAACTCCAGTCGCCTTCACCAAGATTTGTCCCGCCGCGTCGACTATTCTTTTTACGCAGAGACTGTAGTAGCTCTTCAGGTGCGGTTGCCATCTCAATTTCCCACGGCGCATGACCTGGTGCCCACTCGTAACAAACTCCAGAGAAGTGTCGTGACGGAGTAATGAGAACATATCCGTTGTGCTTAATATCAACGCCCGGAAGATTTGCTTTCTTAAGATTTCCAACTAGCTGCTCTGACTCTTCACACTTATAAAATAGGTGACGTCCTCGCATAACTTTTCCGCCTGCGATTGTGTACTCGCCGGTGATTGCCTCAACTGTTGGAGGCAGGAATCCTTCTACTAAAGCTTCAAACTTTTCAAATGAATCCGGCCCACCTGAGCGCGGATCAATATCAATTACAAAAAATCCACTTGAACGACACATGACACCGATGTTCATGTTCGGATCTCTGTCCCACCAAGAGTTAACAGTTGCAGCGTCTGTAGTTGCAAACTTGTTCCACTCTGGAAGCGATGGGTGCTTGCCTACATCTTTCGGCTCAACGTGTGCGCCGCCACAAGTGCAACGACCTCCGACGATTCCGTAGCAAGGAAGTATTGACCAATTATGAGTTGCATACCAATTTGCAGCAGGACCTAAACGTCCCTCAGCTGATTCCCATGCGCTCATATTTGATTACCCTGCTTTAGCATCTATGCGTCGTTAGCTCCAATCAAATTATATATAAACGCTCTACATTTCTAGAGAAGAGCTATCATATCACTTATCTAAAATCTTTGTTACTTGGCGACTATAAAGGGTACCTGCCCTAGAAGTAAACAACCGAAACAACTAATATCTTAATCCTTAATATATAATTTGATATATCTTTAATACCCAACC